TGATATTGCTCTTAAGTATCTGCCTTTGGCATTTGCAAATTCCATATAACCAGCAGTACCTTTGCGGTTTCCTTCACCTTCTTGGACTCCTTTGATAATAAACTCGTCATCCATAATCTCTTTTCTTTTAAGAAGATGCTTGCTTCGTTTGTTTTCGTAAGGTCTATTCAGTCTAACCATTTGACCTTCGTAACCATTCTCCATATACATTTCATAAGATTCAGTAAGTTCTTTTTCGCTATTTACTTTTAAAGTAGTAACAATAACAATACTAGGATATTTTCTCTTTGAAAGAGCGTCTGAAACTAATTCATATCTAGTAAAAAATAAATCTTTTTCATTTAACAAACCAATTTTAGGTGCATCATAAACCCAATACTGAATACTATCTGCACTTTCTTCTAGTTCTTCATCTGTGGGTTTAGTTCTTTTTACAAGAGAACAAATCTTATTAAAATCATTTGCAAACTTATCACAATATAGCTCACCATCAAGAATTGCATTAGGATAATCTTTAAAGAATAAATCTAAATTCTGGCGAATGTGTGGTGCAGAAATAATCTTCTTGCCGTTTCTGCTAAACATTCCATCTTTTGTTACAATACAACGAATACCATCAAGTTTAGGTTGGCTATAAACTGGATAATTAATTTCGTGATCTTCATACTTTTGTGCAAGCATTGGCTCAAAGTATTGAACTTTGTTAATATCTTTGATAGATTCAAAGTAGCCAGATTCTAATTTCTTTTTGCGTTTTGCTTCTGCTTCTTTGATTGCTTGTTCTTCTGGAGTAGTAGCGTTTGCTCTGCCAGCATTTTTAATATCGCAATCTGTCCATTCATTAGTAATCTTTTCACCATCTGTTTGACCAGAAATTGTGCGATATTGGTTTCCTTTAACTTCAATAGTCCATTCTTGGACTTTGCCAGTTTTTGTTTTTTTATAGATTGTGGGTAATTTCATTTATTTTCTCCTTCCAACAAGTCCTCCATTTAAAATAGGTTTTTGCATATTAAACAACCATTTATGCCTAGATGCAAGATATTCAGCTTTATATTCATTTGAATAACTTGGATTATTTAATATTTTTTCATTCTCTTTATTGAAGTCATTAAATTCATATCTTACTCTATTATCTAACTCTTGAACATAAAGATGATAATTATGCTTCTCTAAAAATAACATAAAATCATCTTGACCAAGACTCTGTTTTAAAGATTCTACCTTAATCTTGTGAGATTTAAGGTTCTTGTATTTCTTTCTATTAAATTTTTTTAATCTTCTCACAATTCCAGTATATACTGGACTAACCAGTTCGTCAAATTTTGTTTTTTTTTGATTTAGAAGGACTTGTGACTTTCAATAAACTCCAACTACCATCTTTATTATCTTGCCAATCAATCGTATCACCGATTTTCCATCCCATTTTTTTAATTAAAGAATCTGGTAATTCAATATATTGGTATCCATCTTGCTCTTTGACTTGAAGAATATTGGGCTTTTTATCCATATTTTAAATATATTATAATATATAATATTTGTCAATATTAAACTACCAATAACATCCGTATTCGCAATCTTTATAATTTTTAGGCGTTTCTTTTTCATTAGGTCTAATCCAATTTTCATTATAAAAATTTTTACCTATAAAGTGATTGTCCCATCTTGCCCCTTTAATTCCAAATAAAATTTGTAATCCACCACCTAAATGAATAGCTTGTTTTCCTATATTTTTACAATGAACCGCTAATGGTAAGGAAGATGCACCAGTTCCTATTAATGCAATATCAAAATTAATAGATGAAATTTTATTTTTCATATTTTCGACCATATCTATCCAATTATTATAATTGGTATTTTGAGATATAAATGGAGATAGTTGATGTTCTAAAGTAATTAATTCAAAATCTGGCAAAAGTCTTTCGTCTTGCCAAATATTTTTTCTTTTTTTGTATTGAAAATTTATAGAATCTATAAAAGGTGAAATTACTAAAACTTTTTTATTTTTCAAATGTTTTGTCCAAGGCGTTACTGAATAATATGGCTCGATGCTTTTAATATCTATAATAGATATATTCGGGCAAAGAGATCGTATCAAATAATTTTCAAATTCAGATAAAAATGGAACATCGACATTTTGATTAGCTTTTTTTCCGTTTGCTAACCAAAGTGGTAACGCATCTATTTGTGGTAATATTTCTAAAAATATTGAAATAAATTTTTCAAAAACTTCTTCTGTTTCTGGAAACACACCAGCAAATTTAAAAAAATCTGATTTTGACAAATTTTGCCAATTAGTAGCTTTTGATTTATGTAAAACGCTAGTATTTATATTTTTTATTAAATCTTTAAAAAAATGAATATAAATCGCTTTAGTTTCTCTACCACCGATTTTTCCAATCGCAACTGGATCAGTTTTTTGCAAAGCGTCATTTATAAATTCAAAACTTTGAAATAAATTTAATTGATTTTGCATTTTAAATTATCTTGGAGATAAAAAACTAATAACTTTTCTTACGCCTTTCCATTGTAGCCAATTTAAGAATCTTATGATAAGATTAATTCCACGACATATTTTCCATTCAAAAAGATTCATAGTCTTAACATAATATTTAAAATAAAAACTATAAACTGGGCATCTCATTTTTCTTTCGTGATCGTCTATTTCTTTCATAAAAGATTCTTCTGCCTCTATTCTTTTTCCAGATGAATTTTTTTCTATGGGCTTAATTAAGGATATTTCTGTTAATAAACCTTGGACTACAACGCATTTCCAGTCTGGAAAGTAATCATAGCTTTCCTTGGTTTTACCAGAGATGTAAGCACCGAAAGTAAATGTGCCAGTATAATCATCTCTAAAAACTTCTTCTTCACTATCTTTTACCAATTTATTCTTATTAAAAAATTCACCAAATCTAGTGCTATCTTTTACATAATCTGGATTATCTTCCCAATGGCTAGTTATTTTTAATTCAAATAATCTATAATCACGGATGATATAAGTAGACATAAGACTTTCTTCTAATTCTTTTGTTTGAAATTCTTCTTTCTTAAAATCAATGTTAAGAGCTTTTAACTCATCATTAAGAGGTAAATCTTGTTCGACTTTAATATAATTAAACATTCCCATAATACTATGTTATTTCAAATATATAAGAAAGTCAATACTATTTCATTACTACTCTAATATAGCTTTTAGATTTATCTAATATTTGATATTCTTTTTGTTTCCAAGAAGTTTGGCGTTCTGATATATGTTTTTGTTTATCGCTTAATTTTTTTAAAGTTTCAAGAGAATTTTCAGATTCGTAAATATTAAAAATTTCTTTATCCATATTTTGAAATCTTAAATTATCATCGTGCGGGATATGATATATGTAATTTTTTATATCATAAAAGATTACTTTTTCTAAATTAGATTTTTTTTGAAATTGATCTAAAATTTCTACTTGTATTTTTTGAAGTCTTAATTCTAAATCTTTATCTTCATAGCCCCAATGTGCGTCAAGATTTTCATTATATCCATTAACCATATCAAAATGTTTTTTATTTACATATAAAAATCCAGTATAATTTGAATCAACAAATAAGGGCGAGGCTACAACAAAATAATTCATAAAACCAGAACCATCTATTGTGTGCATATTTTTAATCCAATTAGGATTTACGCTAACATAATCTGCATCTATTTTAAGTAATATCGGATTATTTGGATTTGTAAATGATCTAGCTAAATTTAAGGCTTGACATCTATTGTAATAAATTTGATCTTCTACTCTTACTACCTTTACAATAGTTTTATTTAATTCGTTTGCCTTTTCAATTTGTTTTAAAATTTTATTATTATAAATAATAGGAACTTTTGAACTCCAATCAACGATAACTATTTCTGTAATTTCTCTGCAATAATTTCTATTCCAAGAGGATAGACATTCTATTAGCCTATCTGTTCTATCTTTTACCCCTAAAATTACAGAGATCATTATAGTTTAATTAAATTAATTTGATTTTTTTGATTTATCAAAACAAAAGAGGCTTCTTTTTCGCAAAAACTACCAGTATTTATATATTCATCATCATATTCTGGAATATGTGAATGACCGCAAATTATCTTGTTATATCCATTCATACTAATATATTTTAGTGCATTTTTCTTAATATCTCCACTTTTTTCAACAAAATCGTTTGTATGATGTTTAAATAATCTAAAGAAATCCTCTGCGAATGGAGTATAATGTCTTATTATATAATATAATTTAACGATAAAATTACTAATCCATTTATATTTTGTAAAATAAATATCAAATATATCTCCGTGAACTACTAATATCTTTTCATCTTTTAAATCTATGATATGTTCGTCTTTGCAATTAAATCCAAGAAGGATGCTCATAAATTCTGCTTTAAGAAAACAATGATTGCCAATTAAATAAATTATCTTGCATTTCTTTGAAAGTTTGCGTAATTTAGATAATACTTTCCAATGGGTTTTATTTAATCTGTGAAGATTGTGGTGGTCGAAAAGATCACCAGCAATTATAATTGTTTTTGCTTTGTTTTGTTTTAAAACTTTTAATAAGATTTCAGCCTTGCAATCTTTATCTCCAAGGTGAATGTCTGATATAATTAAATATTTATTCATTACCAATGATGAATTGCATTTATAATAAGCACGATATTAGCAATTACACCAAGGATAACTATGAACATTTCGTATAGTTTGTGCGTCATAGTTTAGCAAAAGATTGTTCTTTCATCTTTAATTCAAAATCAACATCTATATTATCATAACCATAAGTATTAGGCAAGGACTTTGCGTAGTCAGCGTGTTTTCTAGGATTCTTATGACCATCAATACTTTCAGAGTAATGAAATAGTGGAGTATGATTGCCCCAAGTAATTCGTGCAAGATGAAATGCTTGTTCCTCTGATAGATTATCTGGATGACATTTATGATGAAGATAATCAAAAGTAATTGGAATATTAGAAACAGAATGAAAATACTTCATAAGTTTTTTAACTGACCAGCAAGTATCTTTATCATCATTCTCAATAACTAATCTAGACCTAACATCATCTGATAGCTTTTCAAAGTTACTCATAAACTTTTTTATTATATTATTTAAATCGCCTTTAGAATTATGTATGTGCATATTCATAGGAGAATCATAGTTTAGTGGACAACCAATTTGCGTCATAAACCAACCATAGTGATTTAATTCTTTGATTGTTTTAGTTACTGCATTATCGTTATCACTTGCAAGAACATTAAATTCACTAGGATGGCAAGATACTCTAACATTTCTAGATTGTATCAGATTCTTGATACTATCAAATGATGCTAGTATTCTGGCATAATCTGGTAAATATTCGAGCTTAACATCTGCTTTATCATAAGTGATAAGAGGAAATAGATCAGAAGAAATTCTGTAAGTATGATTATGGTCTGCACAATACTTTATGTATTGATATGTAGTTGTCATATTGTTTAATATTCTAGAAGATAAGGTAGAAAGAGCTTCTTTCCTATCCATAGATGAGAAACGAGCATAAGTCATAGTATTGAACTTGATAGGATTATCTTGTTCAGTTAGACTTAATACAATACAGCAAACTCCTTTTCTCATAGTAAGAGTATATTGCTTTTTGTCAAATCTGTCAATACTCTATATATTATCTGTAAATATATGTAGATGAATTGTTTTGGTTTTTTAATTCTTTTTTAATCAACGACTTATCTTTTTCATCTGACCAGTTTATACTATCATAGTTTTCTTTAAACCTATTAGAGAAACAATTTCGAGGTTTATCGCCTTTTCCAGCCCCTATATTTGGCCGATTATCGTTCATATTTGGACTTTTTCGATTCGTATATTTGGCATTTTTTCGTTAGTAAATTAGCTTTTGAAATTTTTTGCTACTTTATTTACATGATCTTTTATGTCATTATAAATATTTATTTCTTTTTGATTAGCTTTTCTTTCTATTTTTGATAAATCATTAAATTTATATTCTTTTAGTTGATGGTGTTTAAAATGATATACTGGCTTATTTGAATAATTACCATTCGTAAATCTAATATATCTAAATGGAAGATCTTCCCCTTTGATCTTATAAAGAGTTCCTAAGATCGGTTCTTCTTTTTCTTCTTCAAAAACTCCATCAATAAAATTTAATATCTTAATCCAGTTCATGTTATCGTTTTTTCCTTTTGCTTTTAACTCGTTTCCAAATTTTGCATTCTTTATCTAAATCCACACTCCAAAGCATAACTTTACTATAAATTTTGTACCCATATCCATCTCCCCAATTCATAATTGTCATGCTTATTATATCGCCTATAATGTATAATGCATAAGACAAAATATATCTCATAAAAGTATTATATAGAATATATAAACTTTGTCAAGTTTTATATATTTGGGATTTTTTTGTTAGTAAATATTACTTGTTGAAATCGCCAAGATCACGATCAAAAGAAAACTTTCCAGTCTTTTCTACAAGACCTTCATAAGTTTCTTCTGTGCATCCAGCCATTTCAGTAAATGGTGCTACTACTGCAAAGATTCCAAATGCACCAATTGTTGCTGCGGTTGAAATTGGGCGAACAAATATAACATCGCCAGCAGAGAGGAAACCGTCTGCTACTGGAGTAGATTCAGATTGAGTTCCAGAATCAGCAAGAGTAATTGAAGCAAATGCCATAAACAATAATAGTGTTTTAATTTTATTCATATTTATATTATATATGGATCCGACGCTTTATCCAATAAAATTAATATTATATCTGATATTTTGATTAATTAAATCTAAATCTTCTATTTCATTTTGGCATTGATTTCCTATATCAAACATTTCTTCGTTTCTATAATATAAAAAATTACTTGGATCAATTTTATAATCTAAAGGCATATTTGGAGATATTGCAGTAGGTTTAGGTATAACACCCGCTGCATCTGGAAGTTTTATTCTTTTAAGCCATTTTTCTTTTGATTGAAGTCTGTAATGATTGAGTCTTAAAAGTCTTTTATCTAAATCAATATGACCTTCTGTGCGTCTTTTTATTGAGCTATCATGATAATGACATTCATGTATTGATATTCTTTTAATTAAATTTGCTAAATGTATAGTTTTTTTATTTTCAGTTAACGCTTTTACTATCCCATTTTTATCTTTAAAATAATATGGTACTCTTTGTCTTCGATTAAAGCTATTTACAATATATTTTGGTTGATTTATATAGTTGTTGCTTCCAAATAGTATCATGTCTATTCCATATGATTGAATGTTCATGTTTTCAAATTCATTTAAAATATGTTTAAGATTTAAAGTCATAGGACTCCAAACGTATTCATCAATATCACAAATTAAAATATATTTTGTTTCATTTAATATTGGTAATATAAACCTATTGTAACATGAATCTTGTTTGTATTTAGCAATTTGAGTGTTTTTATTATGAAATAATGTTATATATTTTTCGTAAGGTTTTAAAATATCTAAAAAATTATCATCGCTAAAATCATTTATTAAATAAAAATGATCTACTTCTCTAGCTAAGTAATGTTCAATCCATTCTTTTAAGTATGGGGCTTCGTTTTTAAAAATTGCTCCAATTGATAATTTGTATTTCAAATATTAACAAATTCCAAAATCAAGAGTTTGAGTATCTTCTACAACCAGAAAGTATTGACCATCGCAAGTTAACGTATTAGAAAGAGTGCATTGAGCACCTAAATCTATACAATATGGTTCACCATTTGGACCAATCCCATTCATCCCGCAAAGTTTTAACCTGGCATAACAGCCTCTATATGACACAACATAACAATCGCTTGGTGGACATCTTTTGTCTGGATTATTTTTTTTAACTGATTTGCAACCACTGAGATAACAACACTCCCGATCATTGCATCTAACGCTTTTTTCTGCAGAACTACAATCTGGACAACAACCATTCACGGGTGCGCAACTTATGGTTGGAGTTGGGGTTGGACTTGGAGTATTTTTCGTACATGTTCCGCAGCTACATGTTACATATCTACTAGGATTTTTTGGACAACTTTTGTTAGTTGGAGCAGCACATGTGCATGTTTTATTAGGGTCATTTGACTCTTGTTCATCTGCCCAACTTTCGCAGCTCGACGGGTCTTGAAAACAATTTCCAGTAATATCACTACAAAGACATGCGCTTGGCGTTGGAGTCGCACATAATTCACAATGTATAGTTCTACCTTCGTCACCAGGGCATTCAAAATTACCAGCATCTGCTACTTCGCCTGAACATCTTTCTACCCAACCAGGTCCTGCAGCATAATCACAGTTGCAGAATGTTACTGTAAAAGTCCATGTTACTGGAGGATTAGGGCAATAGCATTTTTCTAGTGCTCCGTTTTGACCACATTTAGGATGAAATTTATCACAAGGATCACATGTATAACGAGGTTTGTTTCTGATTGCAATTTTGCAGTCCTCAAGTGTTCGGTATCCATTTCCATTTCCACATTCTTTTGGCTCATGCACACATTCTTCACAACGTACAATTGGGCAAAATCCTCCCCCTGTGCAAGTTCTAGATTCGCATTTAACACAAAAATCCTCTTTACTTTTTACGCAATTCCATGTACATTGTCCTATTTCATATAAATCTCCTGCACATCTCTTGTCTTTACAATCTTTTGGGCATGTGCTAGTAGGAGTAGGAGGTGGAGTTGGGGTTGGTCCAATATTAACATCATAGCAATTAGGATTCTTTTCTCCATTAGGACATGTACAACTAACGTTTTTACACCAACACTTCAAATAATCTGGACAACCACCTGAAGTTATCCATTTGTCGCAACTTTCGTAAGAACTAAATTGAGCTCCGCAATCAAGCAAGCATTTACATGGCTGTGTTTTTGTAGTTGTAGGAGTTGGAGTTTTTTTAGGTTCACATGTTCCGCACTGTAGATCAGGACAATCTTTTGGACATTTTTTTGTTTTTTGACCAGTACACTCTTCATCTGAACGACAAGTCGCACAATCACTTCCAGTATCACATGCACAAAAATCTTTGCATGGAGGTGTGCCAGTGAAGCAATTATAACAAGTTCTAGTTTCACAATCCTTTCCAGAGCAGTCTTCTTTAACACAAATCATTTGAGGGTCATCAAAATAATACAAACCACAATCTCCACAAGCGCATGGAGGCTTAGTAGTCGGCGTAGCATTTTCTGTATATTCTAAAATTTCAGATATTATTCTTAATAATTCATTATTACGAGATTCGTCCATAATTTAACTAGGTTACACTTAATTTTAAATGAATATTATGCAATAATTTAGAATTAAATAATCCAATAGTATATTATAATATAAAAGATTATATGGATAAAGAAAAATATATAGCAAATTTCGAAAAAAACCCTATATATTCATCTTTAAAAGACTTACAAGTAATGCAGTCTAAGACTATAGATAATAATGCAAATTTAGGCGTTTTTGCTAAAAGAAATTTTTCAAAAAATGAACTAATAGAATGCAGTCCAATTTTTAAATTAGATTGGAGATCAAAATATCAACAAGATTCTTCAATAATGCAATATGCATTTACTACAAATACTAAATGTCAATGTAACGAATGCAAAACTCATGGATATAATCTTTACATATGCTTGGGATATGCATCTATTTATAATAGCAAAAAAGACTCAGATGCTAGTTGGTTTCTATCTCCACAACATAGAGCTTGGTTTTTGGTTGCTACAAAAGATATAAAAAGAGGAAATGAAATTTTTACTTTTTATGGAAATAGATACAATATGGATTATTATAATAAACCAAATAGACCACAATCATTAGATGAAGTAGATTGGTCTAAAATACCTTTAACTCCTACTAGTTAATTTTTAATCTCGTACCATCCTTTGCCTGTCTGGATATTTAATACGTCTTTAAAATATTTTTCATACATTAATGCGACGTTTTCAAGTGAAAATTTTTCAGCAAATCTTCTGCAATCTATAGACTTAATTTGTTTAATATTTTTTGCTGCGTTAACAAAATCTTCGAATGTTCTGCATCTATATCCAGTAAGACCATTTATATTGTTTTCAGTAAATGATCCCCAATCTGTAGTAATGGTTGGTGTTCCGCTCAATAGATTTTCTACTTGAACTCCACCAAATGGTTCTATATATTGAGAAGCAACAAACGCACCTTTAGCTTTCGACATTAATTTTTTTCTAGTTTCTATATCTGCATACCCAATATGTTGTATATATTCAGAGTTTATTCCCATCTCTTTTAAATTCCCTTGGCCAGCGACTATAAGTTTTTGTTTCAAATGTTCGCATACTTGATGCGCAATATGAACTCCTTTCCCACTATAAACTCTTCCTAAATATAAAAAATAATCTTCTTTTTCTTCTGAGTATTCAAAATCATCTAAATCAAAGTAATTTGGTATAACCACATCATACCAATCTTGTTTACAAGTTCCTACTGCTTCTAACCCATAATATGCATGATAAATAGCATATGATTCAAAAACTTTAAATCTTGCCCAATGACCTCCAGCGTAACCAATTCCAGGTTCAACCACTATCATATCTTGATGCGCATCACAAATTGGTCTAACTCCACTTCCCCAAAATGGAAGTAAAAAATCTAATTTTTGTTTTCTTTTATAAATTTCAATAATAGCATTTTTATAAAAAGTTTGATAAGCATGATCATTCGTATCAAATTTAAAAAAATTATTTTTCCAATCGTGCGAGCCGTAAGATATTTCAAAATCTTTATTGGTCAAAACTGTAACATGCTCGTCACAAACTACGTCTGAATCTTCGTGACCATAATGAATTATATAATGACCTCTAGCTCTCATCATCTTGCAAAACTTAACTACCTTTTGAGTATAAGCGCAAGCATTAAATAGTTTACTTGAAACTGTATGAGGCAAACCTAATACATGAAATCTCATATATTATTTTTCTTTAATAAAATAACTTTTTTTAGTTTTAGGATTTAATTTGCTAATATAATTTTTTGCTAAAACATAACCTTCTTTGGAAAATGGGAATACTCCATAAAGAAAATTATCTTTTGAATATACGCCATAATACTTTTTCTTTTTAGTTCTTGGCATTGTTATGCTCCTCTAGCAGTGTTTTTAATAATTTCAAATGATGAACATTCCAATTATCGCCAGTTTGCCAAGGTTCTCTTACTCTAGAATCATCATATTCGTTCTTTTCTAAAATTTGATTTAACAGCTTTAATATTTTATCCATAATAAATTATACTAAATTTATTGATAAAATTCAAAATCTAATGTAATATAAGTATAGTTCATTCTCATTGGGCCCGTACTGGTTTCGATTTTAAAGAAATAAATTGAAATGCAAGTGGAGGTTGAATCGAGGACTCCTTAAAAAGTTTCAATTTATATTAACTGCCAAAACAGCAAAATATAAAGGTCATATTTCAGCAAGAGTCTCTCTTGTTGAGATGACCGAATCTGTAGCCTAAGTTACAGCGTGATATCCACGACACATCTACTGGAATATTGCGTTATTAGATGTTTGAGTATTATAAGTTTTTTTATTCTTAATATATTCAATATTCAAAATAGAATCGCTGAGTATGTTTGTTCTTTATCTATACAAAGCTAAAAACAAAAAGAACTAAACTTGTAGTATTTTAATTTAGATTTTTAAAAGACAAGAGTTCAATTCTCTTCGGGTCCAAGTAAACGAATCCCTCTGTCTGCATTTTTATTAGACAATCGTATTGTAACCATATATAATATTTATATGAACATAAAGAAGACGAAAATAATTTGTGCAATTTGCAATAAAGAACATGAAATAAGATCTAGCGATTATAAAAGAAAAATTAAAGCTGGTCAAAATAAATTTTACTGTAGCTTAAAATGCTCTGGAAAAGCCGATTATAAAAATAATCCAAGTAAATTAGAAAAAAATAAAGGTAATATTAATTTATTAAAAGGCTACGAGGCTAACAGATTAGATGAATATAGTCCATTTAAATATTCATTAAATAAAGCTAGATCAAGGAGCAAAGAAAAGGGACAAGAGACAGATTTAACTCTTGAATATTTAAAGCAACTTTTAGAAAAACAAAACGGTTTATGTTCATATACAAGTATAGTTTTAGAATTACCTAGAAGCTCTCAAGATGAAGATATAAAGAAAAGTCCAACTAAATTAAGTCTTGATAGAATTGACCCAAATATAGGATACATACAAGGAAATGTTGAATTTGTATGTTATTGCGTTAATGTTATGAAAAATGACTTTTCTAAACAAGAAATGGTAGATTTTATTAAAAAAATTAGAAATTAAAAACTTGACTTTATATAATAAAGATATGAACATAGCCCCATATTTAGACATATTAGTAAAAAACGAAAAGATTTTCGAAGCTTTAAACAATAAATATCCAGAAATATTAGCTGATTTAACTAGCGCAAAATTTAATCCAACATGCTCTTGTAGAGGAAGGCTTGCAACCCATTTAAATAAAAAATACGAAGAAGGCGACAAAGATTTTATTGATTTTCTGCTAAATATGGATGAGCTCAAAGAACAAAAAGCTGTAATTGATAAAATCATTAAAGACAACGAGGAAAAACTTAAAGCTAAAGCTATAGATGTATCAAAAGATACAAGCGTAAGTAATATATATCAAGTACCAAAAGGTCCAAAAGCTTGGGAAGATTTTAACAAATTTGTAAATGAAAAAGGAATAACATTTAGATCATTCTCTGTTGTAGATAAGGGAGAATTTTTAGAAATTTATTTCCTATAATGGTTTCTTTTTTAGTATATTTATTTCTTTGTTTAGGATTAGCTTATGGTTGGTCAGATACAGAAGCTTCAAGACCTTTCAGAAATTTTATAGCAAGAATACCTTATATTAGGAAACCGCTGCTTTGTCATGAATGTAGTAGTTTTTGGATTTCTTTAGGATTATCATTTTTTATTAATCCGTTAGCTAACTTTACTTATCCAATTTTAAGTAATATTCTTTCTGGTTTTGCTGGATTTTTTATTAATCTAATTTTTGTAAGAAATCATTTAATTAAATATAAGGAATAATATGAACAAACCTCAAGATAAAATTGATTTAATGTATTTTAGTGCTTCTTGGTGTGGTCCATGTAAAATGATGAAGCCTTTGATTGATAATTTTATTAATATTAATTCAGATAAAGTAAATCTAATGAAAATAGACGTAGATTCCGATCGTCATCTAGCCCAAGCGTATGGTATAAATTCTGTACCAAGTTTTATAGTTTTAAAAAATGGTAATATGGTAGATAGATTTAATGGAATGGTTAGTCAATCTAGATTAAATCAAATTTTAAATTAATTTTTTATTTTTCGGTACAAAATATATTATAACTTCATCGCCATATACTTGAAATTTTTTCAATTTATAATTTTTTCTATCAAGAAGATTTTTTAATTCATTTATATATTCACTTTTAGTATAAACTACAATAGTTCTTTGGTCTTTTGAATCAACTCCATATTCGTCTGCAAATTCAGAACATATTGCTAGTGCTTCGCTTTGATTACTCACATAATAGTTTACACTATTATATTGAAGATCTGTTTCCAGAGAAAACTATTTCACAATATTCTTGTAATTGGGTTACTATATAATCTTTCATAGAATCAAAATCAATAAAGGCAATATGATTTGGTCCATTTTCGTCATCTGTTATAATTTTATATTTATTAATATCTTGTAAAATGTCACATTTATTTATAATTAATTTATTTGTACCAGAAATTTTTATAGCTTGTTTTAAATGATTTAATCTTAACCAATTAACTATTCTTTTGCGTCCAGTTGTCGAACCGTATTCTTTTCCTAGATCTAGTATTTTATTCAAATCTTGATCTTTCCAGAGAGATTCTGGAAATAGTGGATCTACTCCACTTTTTGTGTCATAAATTTTAGCTACTCCAATAATATCTCTAATTTTTTTAGGAGAGAATCCCAATGAACAAGCTGAATATGGCAGTGTTTCACTACTTGTAACATATGGATAATCTCCATAATTTAAATCTAGCCAAAAACTCTGAGCACCTTCGCAAAGAATATTTCCATATAGTTCACTATCCCAAAGGTATTTTTTATCTAAATAATCTTTTGCTAACTTGCCAACTCTTAAAGCCTTATCTGAATAACAGGGAGCAATGCCTTGTCCAGTTGTGCCAAGTTTAGGTTTTAAAAATTTAAGATCATATTGAATATGTCTTTCTGTAATTATATGAGTTTTCGGACTAACTTTAATTAAAGATGTATCGAAACCTTCTTTTTTAAGATAATCTATTTCGTCAAAAAATTTATCAATATTGATGACACAATTTGGACCAATGACACTAAGTTTATTTTGAAAAACTCCACAAGGAATAATATGAGTTTTATATTTTTTATCGTTAATATAAACTGTATGACCTGCGTTGGGGCCACCATTCCAACGGCAAACAATGTCATAATTTTTACTAATAGCATTACTTATTTTACCTTTGCCTTCATCTCCCCAAGCTAAACCAAAAATAACATCAACTGCTTTGATCATTTTTAGGTAAATTTTTCTCTATAAATTCATTTAGTAATTTTTTACAATAATTCGATCCATCTGATCCACAGCATTTCTTGAATTTCTTTCCTTCAAATGGGCAGTGATAATTTCTGCCTAATTTTGGAGCAAGTCTATGAATAGGCGATCTGTCTGTTCCTCTTATATAAAGAGGAATATCATTACTTGATTCTTGCGCTCCGCTCATGGAGATCTTACATCAAAAATATTTACTTTTTGAGATCCATTTGGACCAGAAATCATCAAATGCATTTCATCTATTGCATTTTCTACTAAACCAAACCAATGAGTTAACTTGACATGATCGGTTATTACTACAACTCTTTTACCTATCATCCTTTTCAATACATTGAATTTTAATGTTGATTGTTGTTTCATATTTTTTATTATATATAATTATTATCGTATTGTCAATGGAGTTTCTTGAGCTTTTTTTATAAGGAAGACTTTATGATTTAATCTAAAGTTTTCGTTTTCTTTAGCAGAAATAATAGCTTGTTGCCTTGATCTTGCTATTGATTCATTTTTATTAAATAAAGAGTACGATTTCTTTTGTTCATTTAGATATTTAATTTGTTCTGTGTTTGATTGCATTTGAGATTTTGTAATATAATACTCTACAGATCTACTTGATGTATCCATTTTTTGATATGAAACTTGGGCATGGCATTTATTCATAGCCCAAAAAGCGACTAGAATCAAACAAATATATTTTATATATTTAATATCAGGCTTTTCCATGAGAAAATCCCTCGTACATATTGTTACTTGTTGTTCTTACTGCTATGATTTTATTCGTCCAAAGACCACCTCGCATATCTTCTATTTTTCTAAATCCAAGATAACTCATAGCGCTTCTTAAGCCGTTAGCAAAATCATAAACAATATCTTCTATCGTTTTTTCTGATAAAGGAATCAAAGTGTTGTCTCCCTCTACAAAAAGGTTCTTTTTAGTTCCGTCATATAATTCGTAATCTTCTACCACATCTTTAGATGCCATTCCTCTGTATTTAGCATATTTTTTACCATCTATTTCTACAATATCTTCGTCATCTACTGTATCGTGCAACCCAGCGAAAATTCTTCCGCATATAATTCCATCGCATCCACTAGCTATAGCTTTTACTAAATCTTTTGGATAACGAATTCCTCCATCTGCTAATATACTGGGTCTATTTGCTGGATTTGGACTATCCTGTTTAAATAAATCAACTTGGGATAATTCCCAATTTCTAACAGCTTTCCATGCATAATAATTACCAGTAACACTTGGACAACCAATTCCAGTTTTAACTTGCGTTAAACACATAGATCCTGGGCCAATAAGATGTCTAAATCCATCAGCTTTTAAATTAGCTAACCTTGAAACACTCTGTTTTGTTAAAGTGTTTCCAACAATAATATCTTGAGAAAACCCAGCTGTTTCATACCATCTAAGGAAATCTTCTACATTTTTAGCTAATCCATTAGCAGTATCAAGAAAATAAATATCCGTATAAGTGCTAGTTGCTCTAATTCTTTCTTCTGCATCTTTTAATCCAATTGCATTTATTGAAAATCCGCTTTCATCTTTAATCATTTTAGATTTTGATCTTTGATCATCAATTGACATGAAACGATGAAGTACTCCAGCACCACCAATTTTATTAATTTTTATGCACGATTTAACGGAGGATATAGTATCCATTGGAGACAAAACAATAGGAATCTTGATTTGATTGTTCTTAGAAATTTTTGTTGATGTATCTACTTCTTTTCTTGAAGAAATATCTGAAAAATTTGGTAAAAGCGAAATGTCATCGTACCCTAGAGCTTCTTTAAGATTTTGTTGCATATATGAATATTAATATTTTTATATTTTTCTGTCAAGTTTTAAAAGTTCTATATTATAAAAATTAAATATTTCTTTAGCACCTTCATCAAGTTCATAATCTTCTAAATAAATGATTTTTTTAATTCCATACGAAGCTATATTTAAAGCGCAACCAGAACATGGAAGTAGTGTACATGCTAAAATATGAGGATTTTCATTTCTATTTATTCTTGATAAAGCGTTTATCTCTGCATGTATAATGAATTTTCTTCTATAATCTCTATTTAACCAAAAACTTTTATCTTTGTTTACTTTTGGTAATAAACCATTATATCCAGTAGATAATATCTTGCCTTCTTTATCCAAAATACAACATCCTACTTTTTTATATAAATCTTCTGCTCTTTTCGAGCATTCAACTGCTATATTTATAGCCATCTCTTCAAAAGAAATTCTTTCTTCCATCTCCTTATACTACTATAAAACTAATGACTTGACAAGACAATTTATTATGTTTATAATCATTTAAATGATAATTGGCATTACAGGAGTAGCTAGATCAGGAAAAGATACTTTCTATTCTATTCTAAAAAAATATTTAGAAGAAAGAAATGTAATCTCTGAGAGATTAGCTTTCGCTGATGATTTAAAAAATGAATTAAATAACTTTAGTAAAGAGAAATTTAAAATAGATTTATTTAAATGCAATGATCAAGAAAAAGAAATTATAAGACCATTGATGGTTGCTTATGGTAAATGCAGAAGAACCCAAACAAATGGAACTTATTGGACTTCTCAGTTAGATAAAAAAATACAAAATCTTAAAAAAGATAATATCATTCCAATTATAACAGATGTTAGATATATAGAATATAAAGATGATGAATATGCATGGTTAAAATCTCATAATGGAATATTAATACATTTATCCAGAAAATTAGACGATGGCTCTTTTGTTCCTCCAGCTAATATAGAGGAAAAATCTAATGATAATAAATTAAAAGCCGTAGCTGATATATCCGTATGTTGGGATACCTGTCAAGATACTAATGTATTATATGAATTAGCTCAAAAACATTTAAAATCAATTCACGAAAAAATATCACAATCTTAATATGAATATAAAAACAACAAATGACAACGATTTGATACAAGGCGTATTAAATCAAAATGATAGTTATGCTCTTAAAGAATTAGAATTAAGACATAGTGGAATATGTCACAAGATGATTAAAAAATATTATCATAATATGATTCAATCTGGTATTGATCCAGAAGATGTTATCGCAGAAAAGACTTATGTAATATATAAATCTGTAATGAATTTCAATCCAGATAAAAATGTTAAATTCTCTACTTGGTTAGGAAATCAAATGAGATATCATTGTCTAAATACAATAAACAAAAATAATCACCATATAACTATGGAAGATACAGCAATTAAGAATATCATTGAAAAAAATCAAATTAAACTTAATAATCAAACTACTGCTTTTAAAGAAAAAGCTGATATGATCTTTTCTATTTTAGATAGATCAAAAGATAAAAGAATTAAAAAGATATATAAGTTAAGATATTTTAATAATAAAAAACTAATGTCTTGGGCTAATATTGGAAAAAAAATGAACTTAAGTACTCAAACAGTAATTAATCTTCATAATAAAGGCAAATCTTTTTTGAAAAATAAATTGACAAGCGACAATAACTCAGATATAATATAAAATAATAGGAGACAATATGGAAAACAATAAACAACAAAATGATTGGCAAAAAAGAGATATCGGTGCATTATGGAAAAGAGAAGGAAAGAACCAAAAGTATCTTTCTGGTTACTTTAAGGATGAACTTGGTGAACAAGTAGAAATTGTAATCTTTGCTAATAAATTCAAAAATGATAATCCAAAAGCTCCAGATTATAGAGTATATCTATCAACAAAGAGCGATGGTACTCCAAAAACTCAAACAACTAGCACTACCACTACTAAAACAGCTCCAAAAGTAGCGGTTAAAACTGAAAAGAAAGTCGTAGCTGAAGTAGCAGAAGAGGAAGAAGATTTGTTGTGAGCATATGCTTAAATTTGCCCATTAATTCAGTATCTTTTGGGCAAACTTCTGCATTAATTCTAAAAGAGCTCTTTAGAAGAAAGAGCGAAGCAATTCTATTCCCAATTGGAAATCAAATAGATTTCTCTACTCAAAATCTTGATAAAGAATTTCTTGATTGGATCAATTTATCATTACAAGATAATGACTCTAAATACTCTAGAAATAATAGAATATTTAAACTTTGGCATTTAAACGGTTCTTTAGAATCACTTGCTAAAGAACAAGTGTTATTTTCATTTTATGAATTAGATCAACCTACTCCTACAGAAATAAATATTGTAAAAAATAATCATAAAGTATTATTCTCTTCCGAATACACTTGTGAAGTTTTTAAAAATGCTGGGTGCTCTAATGTAGAGTATGTCCCATTAGCTTTTGATAAATACAATTTTTCCAATACTAATAAAAAATATATAGAAGATCGTATAACATTTAATTTGGTTGGTAAATTAGAAAAAAGAAAAAATCATAAAAAAGTTATACAAAGTTGGCTTAAAAAGTATGGTAATAATAGAAAATATTTTCTACAATGTGCAATATATAACCCTTTTTTAAAGCCAGAAGATCAACAACAATTAATTAATTCTGTATTAGAAGGTAAGGAATATTTTAATATATCATTTCTAAACTTTATGGAAAACAATGCTATATATAATGATTATTTAAATAGCGCTGATATCATTATAGGCATGAGTGGTGGAGAAGGATGGGGATTACCAGAATTTCATTCTGTTGCTTTAGGAAAACAAGCGGTTATACTAAATGCTCATTCTTACAAATCTTGGGCAAATAAAGATAATTCAGTTTTAGTAGAGCCATCTGGAAAAATTGAAGCATATGATAATATGTTCTTTCATAAAGGCCAAAAATTCAATCAAGGAAATATTTATACATTTAATGATGATGATTTTATTGATGGCTGCGAAAAAGCTATTAAAAAAGTAGAATCAAATAAAATAAATAAAAATGGATTAAAATTGCAAGATGATTTTTCTGTAGATAAATTAGTTGATAATATTTTAAAACATTATGCCTGAATATTTATATCAACACCCTAAAACTGGTAAAGTTATATCAGTAATTCAAAGTGTTCATGATAAACATGAATACGCTGATGACTCTGGAGTTAAATGGGATAGAATTTTTACTTCTCCTCAATTAAATACAGATGGCACATTAAAAGCCGAGTGTTCTTCTAAAGAGTTTTCTGAATTTACTGGTAGAAAAAAAGGGACAATGGGTGATCTTTGGGATAGAAGTAAAGAACTATCTGAAAAACGAGAAAAAATTTATGGAAAAGATCCAGTTAAAAATAAATATTTTAAAGACTGGAGTAAAAAACGTAAAGGCAAGAAGCATCCATTAGCTGGAGATTAACTATCTCTATACAAATTTATTTTTTGGATTAATTCTTCTTTAAGTTTATCTATTTTTTTAGAAGCCGATTCTTGTATCTTATACATAATATCAATATTTTTTTTATCTAAAGCTTTTTGAACAGCTAAAGATACATCTTCTGAGGACAAGTTATCACCATTAATTATTACTGGCCAACCGAGTTCATTAGCTTGTTTTGTGACTTTACCGCCTCCTAATTTAGGATCAATTGCTACAACTGGAATATTATTTTTTAAACTATAAACTAAACCATGAAGTCTTGAACTTATTATTACATCACATTTACGAACCAAACTTTCAAATTGAGATATAGAAGTTATATTTGTAGTGTTTTTTCTAATTGGCGTAGTTATTAACGTATCTAATTTAATTATTGCATTTCCAGAGTCTTTAAAATATTTTTTAACTGCAATATCCACTTGCTGATGCCTTGATGTTTCTATTGGATTTTGAAAATGGACTAAACATAATCCAACTACAAGTACTTTATCGCTATTTGCTTTAAAAGCTAATTCTGGGTTTGTCTTATTTGGAGATTCTCTTGGTATAATAAAATTTAAACCATTGCTATTATTTAAATAATAATTTTCATCATTCGTAATTGAGACATCTAAACCTATTTTTAAACAATGAGAAAATTTTTTATAAATTTTATTTTTACCAAAAGGTCCACAAACATATATCAAAGTATCATATTTATTTGGATCTATCTCTTCTATGAGTTGCTGTTTTTCAGTATTACTTACATTATCTATTACATCAAAATTCATTTTGTTTTCATTTAACCAAGAAATTAGAACTTCTTTAGCTTGAATATCGCCGAAAGTAGCATTTTTCCCTATATCACTAAAAGCGCCTATTATAAGAGTTTTTTTAGGATAATTCATCTATTATAAATTTATTTTTTATTAATTAAATGCTGTTGTATTATATCAAAATTACGATCTAACTTAGATTCTATTCTATCAAAATAATCATCAAAAGATTCTTTTGTTACATAAGTAGTACTAATTTTTAAAGCTAAATCAGATATTTCTTGTTGATGTTTTCTGCCTTCTGCTTCCATTTCTTTCCTTAAAGTTATAAAATCGCTAAAAGTTTTATCATTAATTTCTTTCATTAGATTTTCTTGTTTATCGAAAAGAGAAAAAACTCTAGTAAATAACCATCCACCTAAAAATGATAAGGCTGCCAATATTATATTAAATAATGCTGTAATATCTAAATTCACATAGATAATTACACATTAATTATATAGATATTATAGCTTTAAATCACCAAAATCATCATCAGATATATCAGTTTTCCTAGCTCCAACTTTATAGCTAGAGATCTCTGTTTCTTGAGGTGCTACTTGAACTTTACTACTGTCAAGATAACTATCATGCCATCCAGCTATAGGGTTATCTTTTTGATTGAATATCTTCTTATAACCAAGGCTTCTTAGCCTAGAATCACATAACCATTTAGAATAACCATCTAATACTTCAGCATTTAATCCAAGTAAACTACCATTACTAAATAAATATTTAGACCATTCGCTTTCATTTTTCGCTGCTTGTTCGTAAAAAGCATAAATTTTATCTTCACTTTTTTTGACTATGCTAGTGAAGCCTTCTTTATCTTCATCTCTTAATATTTTGAGTAAATTTTGACTAACTGCAAAATGTAACGCTTCATCTCGCTGAATGAATTTAATAATTTTAGAGTTACCTTCCATCTTTCCTCTATATCCAAAATAAAAAGAACAAGCAAAAGAAACATAAAACACAAGTCCTTCCATTACGTTAATAGAAAGGATGGCATCAAAAATCTTTTGCTTAGGATCTTTCTTTTCGTCGTCACCAAGAATTTTATCAAAGTTATTTCTAATTAACTCAGCGCGACTTGTAATCTCTTTATCTTCCATGATACTATCAAAGAATTTAGTAGCATCTGGATATACGTTATTTAATAGATAAGAATATGAATAACTATGAATACCTTCAAATTGTGCCCAAGTATTCATGCAAATCTCAAGTTCTGGATTAGTAACGTAATCTTTGAGCGAATGAATACTTCTAGAAAGCATACTATCTCCAAGAGTTTGGAATCTTAAATTACTATCAAATACAAATCTTTCTGTATCAGTTAAGTTTTTGTAATCGCTTCTATCTTTTCCTAAAGCAATTTCATGAGGCCACCAAAAGTTTTCGTTTTGCTTTTTGAATAATTCAAAGAATATTGGATATTTAAACCTATCATATCTTTGTAAATTTAAATCTTCTCCAAGAAATAATGGTTGTTTAGTAAAATCGATATTTTTAAAATTTAAAACAGTTTTCATTTTTTTCTATGTAATATTTAGTGCCATATACTTGCAAATATTTATTATTAATACGACAAAAATCATTAGCAGCTTTTGCTACTCCTGACCAATTCAAATCATCTCCTAGAATAATTCCATTTGGATTTAATAATTGATAATAATAATTCAAATCAGAATAAACCTCTTTCTCTGTATGAGATCCATCAATATAAATTAAATCTGCTTTTATATTAAATTGATTAAATATTTCATATGAATTTGCAGAAGTGTTTGGTATAGGTATAATTATATCTTGGCAATTATTATGTATGACATTACTTAAGAATTGATAATATAATTGAGGATATCCATATCTTAAATTTAAATGAGTAGTCCAATCTTTAAAATGTTCTGAAGAGCCTAAAAATGTATCTACGCATAAAATTTTAGTATTTAATTTTAATCTCTTACAAATATTAGACATATGGATAGCAGACGCGCCTTTCCATGTACCAATTTCAATGATAATTGATGGTTTAATTAGTTCTATTAATGTATTAAATATTGGACTTTTAGAATCCCATCCTTGAAGATCATTATCGTACTCTGGAACATAATTATATATGTTTTTTGTATTAAAAATATTTTCAAGAATATCCATAAAATTACAATTTACATGCTCCACTAGCGCAGTCATCTTCTTTTTGTGTCATAGACTGCTCTTTATCTCCATCGTCTGTATTATTATAATATAAACTAATTAGTCCAAGACTATAAGCATACATTATTTCTTTCATAACTTTGCTATCTGGTAATATGTGGTTATCATAATGACTATAATTATAATACACATTAGTAGAAATAGCCATATCAATATATTTTTGAATTACTGCATTTATTTTTAATAAGCCTAAATTGTCTTTAAAATCAAAAGCTAATTCATAATTATGATCATATTTTCCAATTCCTGGGACCATAACTGGGAGTTTACCCATTTTGCTTGTTTTATAAGTTATAAGGCTACGAATTGGTTCAACGCCATTTGTGGATGATTGAATCACAGAGCTACTCTCGCAAGGCATACAAGAAGACAATGTAGAATGTCTTAATCCAAATTCTTTAATATCTTTTCTTAACTTTTCCCAATCAAGTGATAGTTTTCTTTTAACTAGTTCATCTACTTTATCTTTGTATGTATCAATAGGTAATATACCTTTAGAATATTTAGTTCTATCAAATTTTTCGCACTTGCCTTTTTCTTTGGCTAATTCAATGCTACTCTTTAATAAATAATATTGAAAATGTTCCATCCATTCATCAATAACTGATAATGACTTATCTGAACTATATTTCAATTCATTTTTAGCAAGAAAAGCTGCAAGATTGGTAATTCCAACTCCAAGGCTTCTGCGTTTTTTAGCAAAATTTTCAGCAGCAACATTAAAGTAATCTTGAAGCTCAATGATTTCATCAAGAAATCTTACGATAAGATCGCAGGTCTTTTCAAGATCTTGCCAGTTTTTAATTTCTAGCATATTTACTGCCGAAAGAATGCACATACCAATCTCCGCTTCTTTATCATTATAATCATTTAATGGAATTGTTGGATGAATAACTTCTGTACAAAGATTACTCATAGTAACCTTGTCTAACCAAGCTCCATGATTATTTGCATGATCAACATTTAAAATATAAATTCGACCAGTTTCAACTCTCTCTTTAATTATGAGAGAAAATAATTTACGAGCAGATATTTTCTTCTTAATTTTTAATTTCTTAGATTCACATTCTTTATATACTTTATCAAATTCTTTAGTTCCCCATGCTTCAAAAAGTTCTGGAACTTCTGAATTATTAAATAAAGTAATGTCTTCATCTTTTAAAACTCTATCGTAGAACAACTTACTCATTCCAACTGTATAATCAAGTTTACGAACTCTATTATCGTCTGTTCCAGCATTATTTTTTAATACCACAACATCTTCAATTTCATAATGCCACCATTGAATATTACAAGTTGCACTTCCACCTCTTAATCCATTTTGTTGCCATGCTTTTACGCTACTCTCGTAGATTTTTAAGAATGGAATTAATCCAGTATGAACTACTTCTCCATTTTTAATAGGAGAACCAATAGCTCTAATCTTGCTTATATCAATACCTATACCACATCTATTAGCAGTAGCCATACTAACAGCAGTAGCACTAGCAGTAATACTTTCTCTAGTATCATCAACGCCAATCAAACAGCAGCTAGCGTAATTTCTGCTAGATGTTCTGACTCCTGCCATTACTGGAGTTGGAAGATTAATCTTATGCTTACTAATAGCATCATAAAATTTTCTTACATAATTAAGTCTTGTTTCTGCTGGATATTTTGCAAATGCATAAGCTGCAATAAGTATATAAGCAAATTGTGGAGTTTCATAAATTTTTCCAGTTGTTCTATTTTTGATTAAATATTTATCACAAAGTTGTTTGATTCCAGCATAAGTAAAAATATAATCTCTTTCATGATCAATAAACTCACCAATCTTATTAATCTCATCTTCAGAATAGTAACTCAAAATACTATCATCGTAAATCTTATTTTTAATACTCTCTTTTAAAAACTCTAAAAGTCTTGGAGCATGTTTTCCTTTCCAAACATCTTTTCTTAATTGATAATTTAAAAGTCTACCAGCAACTAATTGATAGTTTGGTTTTTCAATAGAAATTAAATTCGCAGCACTCTCAATCAATAAGTTGTGTATTTCTTTTGTGCTTACGCCATCTGTAATATTTATCTTAGCATTAATTTCAATATCTGTGAGGCTTACCCCAGAATATCCTTCTATTGCCCAGTTTATTACTTTATTAATTTTATCTATGTTAAATTTTTCAGTAGCGTTATTTCTTTTCTTTACATTAATCATTTCAAAAACTTTCTATTGTAGATGTAAGTAATGTTACAGTATTTTTGTATTTTAAAAAAGAAAATAATTAAATCTTATTAACATTTCTGACTTATGTAGATAAAGAGTGTACTAATCTAGCTTCTGGAATTAACTTCCCAATGAGTTCTTCAAAGCGGAGCTTTCCCTGTATTTTCATACAAAGCTGAAAAAGCCTATTAGTTCTACTTCCCAATTGAGTCTGTAAGCCTTTCGGCCCCTAACACTTATCGGATGTCGGTAGGATCATCCATCGCGTGTTAGCCCTTACACCTACACTCCCACTATTACTAGTGGTTATCTGGGTCGCAAGCTCCTATAGCGTTGCCCACGTTTCGAACTAATAAGACTTATCGTTTTTTTTGGAGTACGACAAACCTTATCCGCTAATTGGGCGGTATGTTTATATATAGTATAATGTATATTTATGTTTGTCAAATAAATTTATTTAAAATATAATACTTATAATGAAAAAAGTTTCTTATTGTAGTGTATGCTATGGTAGATTATGGCAATTAGCCTTCACTTTAAAAGATAATTTAGAAAACCTCAAAGATGACGAAGAGCTAGTACTAGTTGATTATAATAGTCCAGATGATACTATGCTTTTCGTTTTAGGAACAAAATTTTTTGAAAAATATATTCAAGAAAATAAATTAAAATTTATTAAAATTCTAAATATTGAAGAATACAATTGCCCTAAATCTAAAAACATATCTCACAGATTAGCTTCTGGTGGAATTTTAGTAAATTTAGACGTTGATAATTATTTATTAGGCATGAGAGATAAAATTGATAAGACTTTTAATAAAAACGATACAAGCATACTACATATGTTCAATGAATCAAAAGGTGGGACATTTGGCAGAATAGCCTTAACAAGAAATATGTTTTATAAATTAGGAGGTTACGATGAACAACTCTTACAACATGCCCACCAAGATTCAGATTTAATCGAAAGAGGGAAAGGCATTGGTCTAGAATACGTATTAGATCCTTTAGATACAACTGTAATACCCAATAATCTTTATACTAAAAATAGATACTTAAATCAAGACTGGTTTGATATGAAACAAAAAAATATTCAAATTAGTGAAAAAAACTTAATAAATAAACAATTTGTGGCAAATAAAAAATATGGTTGGGGAAATTGTAGTTTCATTGAGAATTACGATAAAAAAATAAATAATTATTCATCTATATTTCCATAATATAATGTAATAATATTATATGGTATATAGAGTATTCAGTTCTTATCAAACAGATAATCCTAGAATAAAAAATGCCATTGAATCTTGGGATAGACAAAACATTATAAATATTCCAATAAATAATTCGGAACTTAAAAGAAATCTAAGCGGTTTACCATTTTTAAAAGACTTGCTAGATGTAGGATATTCTAAATGCAAGGAAGATGATGATATTATACTATATACAAATGTTGATATAGGATTAGTAGAAGATTTCAAAGATTTTCCAAAAGAAAATTTCTTTTCGGTTAGAAAAAATGTAGAAAATATAAGAAAATATAACAAATCAGAGATAGAAATTATAAAACACCAACCAGTAATATGTGCTGATATTTTTGGTATAACAAAAAAATGGTATGAAGAAAATAGAGATATTATACCAGATTTTATTATAGGTTCTCCAAGTTGGGATTTAGCTTTACTTTATATGACAGACGGCATAAGATTAAATAATATTTCTTTTCATGTTATACATGAAGCAGAATGGACAAAAAATTATAATAAACCGTTACACGCTTATAATAGAAAAATATTTTATACTTTTCTTAAATCAAAAGGATTTGATTTATCAAATATTAAAAATAAACAACTCACAAAATTACCTATTAAAATATTAAATATTTTTAAAAAATCTAAAGGATTTGATTATCTATATTATTGAATAATGGTGTAATATACTAATAATATGGAAATTGATTTTTCAGAACAATTAAAAGCAGATAAAAAAGGGAAAGCTCCATTAAATAAACCCTTTAGATTACCTTCTGGAAGCAAAAAGAAATTTGGGGTTTATGTAAAAAACGATAAAGGTAATATTGTAAAAGTTACTTTTGGAGATCCAAATATGTCTATTAAAAGAGACAATCCAGAAAGAAGAAAAGCTTATAGATCAAGACATGGTTGCGATAATCCTGGACCAAAATGGAAAGCTAATTACTGGTCTTGTAAAATGTGGAGTAAAAAACCAGTTAGTAAAATTACTGGAAATGAAGAAGAGATAATTTTAGAAGCAGATATTCAAGCCAAAAATAAAGGGCTTTGGTACAACATTCAACAAAAGAAAAAAAGAATGGGCAAGAATTATCGTCCAGCAAAACCAGGATCTCCAAATCGCCCAAGTAAAGATGCATTTGAAAAAGCTCAAGGTGAAGAATATGAATGGGATGGAGAAACAGAATTTGATCATGCTGAACTTCTTAAATTAGACCCATCACTTGCTCAAGTTCCAGAAACACCAGAAGAAGAACTACAAGAATATAAAGACGATTTTTATGGAATGATTGTCGGATCTATAACTTCAATTCAAGCTCATGCTCAAAATATTTTAAATAAAATAGAAGATCCTATGGTAAAAGAAAATCTTACAGAGCCATTTTTACAACAAATGGTTGCTCTTGCAGAAGATTATATGATTACAATTCATAATTATGTAATGTTTAATAAAGAAGATGAAAGTATAGCTTCAACAATATTTAAAGTTGGAGATAATATTCAAAATATTAATTCAAATTGTTTACATTATGGTAGTGAAGGTATTATAAAAGAAATTACTGGGAACATAGTATTTTATAAATGTACAAATAATGGATCAAATTGGAAAAAAGATGATTTAATTGGCAAAACAAGAATTCAATTAAAAAAAATATAATTTATGGCAAACGAAGGTTTGATCTTTCCAAAACTTAACGATAGACAAAAAGATCTTGATAAAAAAATTAAATAAACTTTGGAATTGGAAATCGAAAACAATATCTGTTGGGTTAGCATTAATCGTATCTTGGATTGCCTGTTTAAAAATTGGATTTGAATTAAAGAAATATAATTCAATAACAAATCTTCCTAATTCTTGCTTTGTTGATGCAATGATTTATGCTTCTAGATGTAATCTTCTTTTAGTAACTACCTCAGACTCTTGGAATAGTGTTTATGGTTTTACTTTCGGTTATAAAGACGATAAGGAAGCTGTTCTTGGTCATGCAGTTTGTGTTTTTGAGTATAATAATAACTTATGGATGTATGACCCTAATTGGGGTACATCTCCAATATGTCAAATTGGAGATAGAAAAA